ACCAAGTGGCGGCTTTGTTAGGTACAATTAGGGTACACTTACCTCGTCCAGCTAGGCTCTGCAGGCCGAAAGCCCGTTTCCGGCGGGTTGCTGGACGCTCAACCCGGACCCCATAACGGAGATGGGACCATGGCTCGACCACGCCTCTATACGCCCGAAGAACGTCACGCACGCGATCTTGCTAGCAAGCAACGCTCCCGCGAGAAGCATCGTGCACAGGCTCGCGCACGTTTCAACGAACGCTATCCCACACGGTACAAGACCAACGCCAAGGCTCGTCATGATGCCCGTATGGCGGCAATGACACCCGAAGAGCGTGACGCCTATCGTGCGGCCAATCGCGCTGCCAAACAACGCCAGCGTGCGAAAGACCCCGCAGCAACGCGAGCCCAGGCAAAGGCTTTGCGGCAGAAAGACCCTACTAAGGCCAGAGGGTACGTCAAAAAATATCGACTCAAACAACTCGAAATAAACCCCCATTATGGCCAGGAACAGTACCAAAAGCACAAGGCGCGTGATCCACAACGCATTAACGAATACAGCGCGACACGTCGTGCCCGCATCCGTGGTGCCAAGATCAACAACGTCACACCTGCACAACGCGCCCTCGTCTTAACATCCGCTAACGGCTTCTGTGCCTACTGCGCCTTCTACGCTCCCGGCTGCACACTCTGTCTTCAGCGGGCACATCCCATCAAAGGCAATAACAAATACAGCCTGAGTGTCGATCACATCACCGCCGTGGAAAACGGTGGTGATAACACGCTCCATAATCTCGTTGCGTGCTGCCGGTCGTGCAATTCAAAGAAAAAGATCAGTCCAAATCCGCTTCCTGTTCAACCAATCTTACTCTGAGGTGTCCAATGCCTAAACAACGTCTTATTACCTACCGTGGCCATGAAATGTCGGCTGACTGGCCCGCCAAAATCCGTGCAGCCCAGCGTCAAAAGACTGTCACCCGCGATGGCGTCTCCTATTCCCGCATTCCCTACGGGAAGGAAGCGTACTGGAGCGAGCCCGACATGGAGTTCTCGCCTACCTGTGGCGACTGTGGTGTCATTCCCGGCGAATTCCACGTCGAAGTCTGCGACATGGAAGCGTGCCCGATCTGCCTGACAGGGCAATGGATCGGGTGCTGGGATGGTCGCTGCCCCGACGATTTTGATGGCGTAGACGACGACATTGCCCAACTCCCTGAAACGACCGAGGACGTGTACGCCTCCAAGATCGCCGTTCCTGATAACCAACTGCCGCTCCTCTAGCGTCCCCGTGCGCGCCATTGCCTATATTCCGTGAGATTCATACCCTCACGGAAACCCTGCACTGGCGCGCTCCCGTTCCCCCCCACAGGCCGCATGGGCTCTGGCAACGGGGGCGTCGGTGTCTGCCCGTTCGACGGCGCGGGCGGTGTCCCTGCCGGGGCACTGCCGTTCGCCCCGGGCACGACCTGTCCGGGCATGAGGCGCCCCAGCTCGGCGAACACCAGAGGCGGTGGCAACTGGTTCAAGCGTGTGAGCGTCTCCGGCTGCTGCGCCAGCGTATACGCCAGTTGCGGCCCCTCGGGGAGCATCATGAGGGCCTGCTGCACCTGCGGCGCGATCCGTCCCCGCAAGCCCTGCGTAATCACCTGGTCAAAGTCCGGGTGCGCCTGGCGAAAGGCCGCCTCGCGCTCCATGAGATCCCGCTGCATCTGCTGCGCCTGCGCCTGCTGGGTCATCTGCTGCTGCTGGGCGCGGGTGACCTGCTCCGCTTCATAGCGGGCGGCAGCCCGCACATAGGCGTCGTGCGAATCAAACTGCTCGGCCTGGGGCGGCCCCTGCGGCGTCTGGGGCAGCTCCGGCGTGGCGCCCTGGAGCAGCCGGGTCAAGGCTTCGATCTGGCCTTGCTGCTGCGCCAGGCGCTGCTCAGCAGCCTGACGGTCGGCTTCGCGGGCACGCTGTTCACTGCGGTAGCGAGCGTTCAGACGGTTGATGCGTTTGGCGACGTAATCCACCGTGGCGGTCTCGGGGACGTCGGCGTCGTCGCCCTCCTCCGCGTCCGGCGCCGCCAAGCCCGAATCTGGAGGAGGGGTGGACTGTGGAGGGGCTAACTCTCCATTGACAGCAGGCGCATCTGTTTGGGCCGGTGCGGCAGCGTCCTGCGCGCCCGTACCACTGGCCGATGCGTCACCAGTACTCACGGCAATGTGCGCCCCTTCGGGGCCAATCTCGTAGGCTTCGATGGGCATACTACTCTCCCTGACCATTCATACTCACGGCCTGCTGCTGCATCTGGGCCATCTCCAGCAGCAGCTTCTGCTCCTCAAGCCGCAGCTTGGCCATGTTAAACTCATGGGCCTGCTGGTTTTTCTGGGCGTCCAACTGGTTCTCTTCCTGCTTATCGGCCATGCGCGCCGACATCTGCGCCACCTGCTGCTCTAACAGTTTCACTTGCTGCACGGCCGCGTCCTCGGTGGCTTTGCCTTGCTGCATGGCCTGCTGTAACTGCTGGAATTGTTCACCAAGTTGTTGGAGCTGGGTCTGGAGCGCAGCGACACGGGTCTCGGGATTCTCGTCCTGGGTCGCCGCCAGGGCTGGGGGCGGCACGGCCGTTTTCAGCCGGGCGCTGATCTCCTCACTATGCGGCACGTCCATATCACCCGCCCAGTAATCGGCAAAGTACGGCACGAGGTCGGGCTGCGCGGTGGCGAGAATACCCAGGCGCTCGACACTCATCTCCCGCAAGGTGCTGTAGGCGGGGCCGCTATCCACCACCACGTCATACTGTCCCTGCCCCAGCATATGCTGCTGCTCGCTGCCGTCTTCTTGTCGCATGGGCTGGTTCACCTTCGCCATGCTGACTTGCCCATCGGTCGCCACCTGGCGTAGTTCGGTTGGGCCGGCGTGCAACTTCCTGAGCAGATCGACTAATTGGATGCCACAGGCGCGTATACTCCACGCTAAATTATCGGGGTAGTTGTACGTCGCCTGGTCGCCACTGATCTTCTCCGTGCGTATCGCCACGCCACTCTGATCGCCCTGCGGCTGGCCCACGCTCGGGGCGTACATCCCCAGGCTGGCGCGGATGGCCTCATCCGCCGTGCCGAGGGCCGCCGTAATGGCCTGGATGGCCGGCTCGGTAACCGAACGGCTCGGCGGCGGCAAGAGCTGCCCGTTGATGCTCACGGCCTTGTGCAGCAGGTAGGGCTGATACGCATCGTTGGCGCGGTTCCAGTACTGTTCGTAGCCGGCAATCTGCTCGGCGTAGACGAGCCAGGGGGCTTTGGGCGCCAGGGCAATGGCTTCGGTCTGTGCCGAGAAAAAATAGTCGTAGGCGAGGGCTGGGGTCATACTCGCCTGGATCATGCCGGTCCGCTGCAGCTGCCCGTCGAGCACGAGGCGGTCGCCTTCGACGCGGATGACGGGAATGTAGGCCCCCTTCCAGCGCTCCTTCGCCAGCACCGCCTGCCCACAGAGCTGCACCCACCACACCTGCGGAATACGGGTGATCCGTTTGGGCCAGGTCGGGTCGAGGTCCTCTAAGCCCTCGGTCGGGAGTACCGTATCATCCGGCATACGGACGAGCTCCGCACGCTCCCAGGTGCGGTAGTAATAGTCCGCCACCTGCACCTCCTCGCCCGTGTACCACTCGCGGTCGTTGCCCAGGGCCACCCATTCGGCCACTGACGGCGGTTGCGTGTCGTACTCGGCCATGAAGGCCTCACGGCTCATCATCGACGTGACGAAGCACCAGTTGGCATCGAGGGCGGCGGGATGGCGGGCATCCGGGTCCATGAACACGGCGAAGCGATTGTAGAGGGGTTCGATGCGTACCGTCTGGTCGAAGGCCCAGGGATCGGGATAGTCAATCACCAGGCGGAAGTAGCCGGTGCCGATGGAAGCGGCATTGTCGAGGGCCGTCGTATAGGCAATGGCCGCCTCGCTTTCCTGCTCGACGCTGCGCACGTGCCCCTCCAGGAGCTCGGCCACCTGTTTCGTGGCCCCGCCTGATTTGGGGCGGATACGAATACTCAGCGGGTTCTTACGGTAACTGTTGACGATCTGGTTGAGGTACTGTCTTTGTCGATCCACGGTCAGGAGCGGCGCGGCATAGGTGTCCCCGGTACCACTGCGCGCCGGCGGCAGATGCTCACCCGCCCGGAAGCGCAGGGCGTGGAGCTGCTGGAGGCGCTCGTCCTGTTCGGCGTCGGACGCCTGCGTAAAGCGCGCCAGGGCCGTGGCCAAAATCTGCGCGTCGCCTTCGGGGGCAATGGCCTCACGGTCGGCACGGCGTAGGGGTGCCAGGGTGGTGTCGGCCATGGCCTAACGTCCTCCCCGCTGCGCGCGCCAAAACGCCTCGCGCTGCCAAGGCGGCCCCGCCGGCATCTGCGGCATCACCACCGCCGGCGTGTCCTCCTGGTACGCGCTGGCGAAGGTCCTGAGCGCATCGGCCCCATGGGACGCCCACGAATGTTCCGCGTGCGTGGCCCACGTCTTCTGCGCCTCATTCCAGGCGCGGCGATAACTTTTGAGGGCTTCTAATCCCTCGTAACATTTCTCGCTGTCAAACACGAAGCGCGGAAAGAGCGTGCGCACAGCCTGAATCCCGTCGGCAGGATCGCCCCGCGGCACCACCACGGCGGGCGTGAGCCTCAAACTCTCCGCCAGGGCCAGCCGGGTGCGGCCATCTGAGGAGAAATCGCGCGCCTCGATGTCATGCGGAAAGTAATGCCGTCCGTAAGTGTAGGGCTTCTCACGCAGCGTCTTGGCGTACCATTCGAGCCCCACATCCGAGGCTTCGAGATAGTCAATCACGTGCAGCATCTTCCCCACCGGCTGGATGAACCAGATGGCCGTGGCGTCCGAGATACCCAGGTCCCACGCCGTGTGCACCGGCACGCTCGGGTCATGCGGCACGCGGGTAATCCGGTGCTCGGCGCGGGCGGTGTCGAGGTACGAGCCGTAGTACGACCCCACCAGGGCGCTCTCGAAGCTACATTCGAACTCCTGGGCGTATTGTTCAGGAGCCATCACGGCGCGGGCCGCGTCAAGCTCGTCCTGCGGCAGAATGCCCGTCTCGCTGGCGCGGTAACAGGCCGTGTGCCAGCCCTGGTCCTGCTGCGCCTGCTGGTAGAGGTCGTAGAAATGGTTGTGGCCCATCGGCGTGCCAATGAACGTGGCCCACCCCTGGCGGTCAGCGAGGGCCGGCCTGACCACCTCGCTCCACACCCGCGGGCGCATCTGGGCATATTCGTCGAACACGACGCCGTCAAAATATAGGCCGCGCAGGGCATCGGGGTTATCGGCACCGAAGATCTGTATACGCCTCTCGCCAGGGAGGTCCACCCGTAATTCCGCCTCATTGAGCCTGGTCTGGGGAATCGCGCGGGTCAGGTGCTTGAGTAAGTCCCACGCGATCACCTTGCCCTGGCGGTAGAGCGGGGCCAGGTAGCCGTAGCGCGGGCGGGGACGTGGCTGCTGGAAGGCATCGTGGATGAGCAGGTACAGGGCCAGGGTGGTTTTGCCGAGGCGGCGGTGGCAGACCCAGACGTTAAAGCGCTGGCGCGCGGCGTAGAGCTGGCGCTGGTGCTCCCGCAGGGGGGGGAAGTTGACCACGAGGGCCTTAGAAGCTGATCGTGATGGAGCGCGTCTCACTGCCGTCGTCACGACTCACCACCTCCACTGGCTTGCCGAAGGCGTAGGCCAGGAGCGTCTTCAGGATCTCGGTGGGCAGGATGCCGGCCTGCGCCTGCTGGAGGAGCTGCGCCTGCACCTGCGGGTCGTCCACAATGCGGCGGGCATAGGCTTCCCCATCCACCGCGCGCTTATTGCGGCTCCCCTTGGTGCGCCCCCCACGGCGTTCCCCTGGGCGGGCTCCAGCGGGCATAGCAGCCCTTTACTAACATTTACTACCGTAGTAAATGCCGGCATCCTCGACAGCGCCGGCCGGCACACCGGCCGGCGCTGCGAGCAGTTGTCCGTCACTGGATGATGCGATGGCGGTAGGCTGGCGAGCGAGAGGCGTGCCGGGCACACAAAAAGCAGTAGCCTCTCCAGGGGTCGTTGGCGTCGAAGCAACGACCACTCGACAGACTACTGCTGGGAAAGAAGTTACACAACAATCACGTGGGGGTCAATACGGAAGTGTCGTGTCATGTC